CCAAGTTGAATTTGGCAAGAATGCAGACGGTGTGAAAACACTACAAACCGTTCCTATATACTACGGAGATCAAAGTCGACAAGCCGCTACTATATTGCGCAACAATAGTGAAAATGCTCTTAATGGTGTTCCAGCAATGAGTGCTTATATAGGTTCGCTAACATATGATCAAGCCCGTATGCAAGACCCTACACATGTAGGCAAAATCAACTTACGTGAAAGACACTACGATGCCGAAACTGGAACATACACAGATCAGCAAGGTGATAGTTATACTGTTGAAAGACTAATGCCTGTTCCTTATAAATTACAGATCAAATTGGATATTTGGACCAGTAACACTGAACAAAAAATGCAGATAGTTGAACAGATTGCAACACTGTTTAATCCAAGTTTTGAAATACAGTCCACAGACAATTATGTAGACTGGACAAGTTTAACATTTGTGCAACTTAGCGACATGTTATGGAGCTCAAGGACTGTGCCTATGAACGCAGATGAAAGTATAGATATAGCATCACTTACATTTGAAATGCCAATTTGGATTAGCAGTCCTGCTAAGGTCAAGCGACTTGGTGTAATACAAAAATTTATCGGCAGTGTGTATGATGAGCAAGGTGAATTCAGTGACGATACTATACTAAGCAATCTTGTTGCTCGTGTAAAAGTTACACCATTGGAGTATGGCATTTATTATACCGGAAATCAAATGAAGCTGGTAAAGCCAGAAGAAGTTGTAAGCGATTCCGGTGTTATAACCAAGGTTGCACCAACAAAAGAAACTTGGGAAGCACTAATTGAGGTGTACGGTACATTGATTACTGGTACTACAGAAATAAGGTTAGAATTAGCAACTGGTACTGAACTGATAGGACAGATTGCTTATCACCCAACAGATCCAACCATACTATTGTTTACACCTACAGAAGACACTATGCCTCTGAACACGCTAACGGCTGTAGCTAAAATTATAAACCCAATTAATGTTACTGTGGACAGTAGTTTAACAAGCCCAACCACAGGAACACGCTATCTGCTTACTGATCATATTGGTGCTGAGGATAACGAAAACTACAGTGTGTGGGGTGATGTTGTGGCCTATGCAAATGACATAATAGAATATAACGGCACACGCTGGATTGTAGTATTTGACAGTGCTGAGATTACAGATACAGAATACGTAACCAATACAAATACTGGTGTTCAATATCGCTGGACCGGAACAACTTGGGTCAAAAGCGTTGAAGGTTTATATCGAGGTGGTGAGTGGAGTCTGGCTATATAGGCTGTGGTGCATTAGTTTACAGCAAATCAACACACAGATACTTATTTTTACTACGCAATCGCAAGCGACATGCAGGCACATGGGGTTTAGTTGGTGGCCGTGTTGAGGATGGTGAATCACCGTTGCAGGCATTAGAGCGAGAAGTAGTAGAAGAAATTGGTCCTATCATCTACCATAAGAAAATTCCATTAGAGAAATTTACAAACGAATCTAATAATTTTGAATATCACACATACTTGATACCAGTAGAAGAAGAGTTTGTGCCCTTACTAAACGACGAACATAGAGGATATGCATGGACCAGCATAGCGGATCACCCAAAGCCGTTGCATCCAGGTGTTTGGCGTACTTTTAGTTTTAAGGTGATACTGGAAAAATTAAAGATAATGGAGGCAATCTTTACAGATCACACTCTATTACCAATTGATGAAAACTAATCCTGCGGAAGTTAGGACACTCTTTCCAAGCACCAGGTATATTGCCTTTACCAGTTTTATTCACATGAACGAACTCTACTAACGGATATGCTTGCATTAGCGTTTTAAGTGCAAGACCATAGAAATCATCAGTAACTACTGTATCTTCAATTTGATATGCATTTGTTCCAGTGTAGATATTATTGTTATTGCCATGTGTGTCTTGCCCGTCAAATCCTACTAGATAAACCTGCTTATGCCCATCAAATGCAGCCATGTAAGCCGCCATAGCACCTGCATTCCATTGTGGATCCTGTGGCATTAAGTAAAATACCCCTGGGTGTTCAAAGATTTGATCTGAATTTGCGTAAACAATCTTTCTTGTTGCGCCACCGGACACTACAAGTTCTTGTGCAATTTTATCATTGTTGATTACCAAAAAGTCTACATCGTAATGTGCGTCTCTGTGTATTGCATTGCAACCATAAGTTTGCAACTTTGGTTGTTTAAATATATAATTAATATCAAAATCTTTCCGACTCGCCCCGTTACCCAGTACTACTGCTTGTTTGCCAGTTCTATCATTATCTAGTATAGTTGGCTTAATTGTTTCTGTGTCGTAGGTCCATGACCCATTTTCGTATGTGGCTGTGGCGTTGATTTCTTCGCCGGTGTATGTGGTTCGCAGACGTTGGTAAAAATTTTGCATTTGTTAGCTCCGTGTTATTATATATAGTATATTTATTAGTATTACTACAGTCTGCCTGCTATAACTTCGATTATACCCACTTCTTTTGAATTGTAATTTTCCAATGCTTTGCCGACTACTGTTCCAAATTTTGGGTCAGTACACGATGTACCAACACCTGCTATGTTGCCAGAAACAATCATGTCTCCTCGTTTGATAATTCCATGCACCTTACAAGGGACACGCCCTGTTAGTGCTAGGTCAACAACATGTTCTGCTGTAAGATCTTTGTTCATTAAAAATGCAGGATTCGTACTCACTACGCCTGCCACTGTGGGATCCATATAACTGCTACTAGCAGTGACTTCTTTGTCTCCGCCAATTACCATAACAGTTCCTGGTTCGTAGTGAGCATCCGCTACGTATTTCTCTGCCAAGTCAGCGTATAATGCTGATGTAGCAGTACCAATCAAGTAACTTGCTGTTACATTAGCACTGAAGGTGGCATTACCACTGGGGTCAATTGTCAATGCGGAATTGGTTATACCACTACCATAACTGTTGCTAGTACCAAAAACCAGTTTAGAACCACTACCTGTGTACTGCGCTCCAATTCTTACATGCGGAGCGGCTTGACTTGCCAGATATTTTCCTTCTATTAGAGAAACGTAATTATCAGCAGTATAACTGGTTTGCGAAACTTCAACGCCCTCACCAGCAGTTGTTCCTGTAAATGTAGCCCCTAACGTATTTGCGGCATTTATTTCCAAACTTGTGGTAGGACTAGTTGCGCCAATACCAACGGCAGCACTGAAATAATTATTAGACTCACCAGTAATGTACAAACCGTAACCTGATCCGCTTGGTGTGCCTTGATACGAACCGTGAAACAAGTATTCATTTGACGAAGATCCACCATCTTCATCAATGATCGAACGAACTCCGTACACAGTGGTTACAGTTGAATTGGTGTCTAACTGTACCTCATTGTAACTACCGTGTGCAGTTGTAACAGTGGATGGATCTTGTAAACGAGTATAGTTATAACTAGCATACGCTTGTGTTGTACTGCCTGTGCCATTTACGTACATAAAATTTCTGTCTGCTGTTGCTGTACTAACAGTTCCGCCACTGTTGTCTGATTCCAGCAGTGTATAATTTCCATACAAAGCAGATATTGTGTCTGCACTGTGACTAGCCCTTATATCGTTGTAGAGACCGAACACTGCGTCAGAGTCTCCAGTTACATCTACTGTGTTGTAGATTCCGTATACTCTATGTTCGTCAGTGGCGTCGCCACCTGTAGCACTAGAATCGGTATCAACTCTCAGTGCTATATGAGTGGTGTCACCACCTGTAGCAGTTGCACCTGTTACGTTGTATTCAATCAATGAGGCGGTTGTTGTAGCAGTTGGATCATCGTCTGTAACTGTTATATGTAATCCACGATTGTTTGTGTTGCTACTGTCTGCATCAATTGTTAGTGCGCCACTACTAGTGGTTGTGCCAATGAGTACATCACCATCAGAGGTGATGCGCATACGTTCTGCGCCACTAGACGCACTAAATGCCATAGCATTAGCAGATGGCGAGCCTATGAAAAAACCGGATGTGGTATTGTTATATCGCAAATAAACTGCAAAATTGTCACTATCTGAGGCAAAGTAAGAGCGACCGCCTACCACATGAAGTTTACCTGTAGGACTACTCGTCCCAATACCAACTTTGCCTGTTCCGTTAGGTGTAATTTCAATATGCCCATTTGAAGCACTTGTGATTTTTTGTCCGTTTACATCCAGGTCGCCACCTAACTGTGGAGTTGTGTCTTCTACAACATCACCACCACTTATGCCGTCTATCTGTGTTTGGATGTTACTTGTAACACCATCCAAGTAGTTAAGTTCTGTGGCTGTACTTGTAACTGCCGTACCACCATAGTAGAACTGACCAGCAGTGACACGCAAATCGTTTGTGATAGTTACATCTTGGTTTGTGGCATCAATGGTAATTGCAGTTCCACTGTCGCCATTTGCGGCAATTTTTAAATCATTTGTAGCAAATATTCTAAAGTTATCTGAACCATCATTGTCGAATGCACCTACGTTAGTCATACGCAAACCAGATCCGCTTTGGTCGATGCGTAGTGTGTCTAGTCTAAGTTCACCGTTTGCAATAGTAAGGTCACCAGTACTTGCGCCTGTAGCAGTTGTAGTGCCCATAACAAAAGCATCTGCACTTTCGTCCCAGGCGATAATTGCATTATCGCCTGTGCTACCACGTTCAAATATAAAACCCAAGTCGTTAGCATTACTACCGGCACCACTGTTTAGTTCTATTAAACTGTCCGATATGGTGCTGTTTGTTGTGTTTATTGTGGTAGTGGTCCCGCTTACTGTTAAGTTACCTGTAACCACAGCATTGTTGGCATTAATTGTGCCTACTGTAAATGGTGCATAACTTGTTGGTACTAGATTAGCGTCTGTTGCACCACCGGAGTTAGTATATGCGGTATAAAAAG